CTATATTTTAATAGGATTAATTGTTTTAATTATTATAATTGTTATTGTTATGTCTATTAATGGGTTTTCTAAAGCTAGAAGAGCTGTTAAAATAGAGAGAACAAAAAATGAATTAGTTGATACCAAAATAGAAGTTGAACAAAACAAAGAAGCATTAGTTGAGCATGTTAAAGCTCACGATAGCTCTACGCAAGAAAAAGTTAAAGAAATAAAAAGATTAACAAAATTTAAACCTAAAAGAATTAAATATGAAACTATTAAAGTTAGAGATACTAGTTATGATGTTATGCGTAGGGTGCTTGACACTGTACAGCCAAACTAAAGATTTAAATTCTCCAGAAAGGGTTAAAGCTTTGTATGGCATAGCTATCCAGCATAAAGAACTTACGAAACAAGTTAAAGACTGTCAAGATAGATATAATGCAGAGATGATAGAGTTTGAAAATAAATATAAACAAATACAAGATTTAGCTGTTGCTTTAGGAGAAGAATCTAGTGCTTTTGTTAATCATAATTTAGATTTGCAAGCTGGATTATTAGGTTCTTTAAAGAAACAAGAAGAGCAAGAAGTTAAACTAGCTAAATTAGAATCTAAAAACAAAAAAAGATTTGGTATAGGATTTTATGCCGGCTACGACGCTATAAATAAGCAACCATCAGGAGGCATTAGTTTTCATTATACATTAATACGTTTATTTTAATATGAAAAAGCAAACAAATAAAATAGAAATAAAACAAAAGAAAAACATTAGTAGACCTGGTATTCATGCTAAGTCTAAAACCTCCAGTTTGAAGTCAAGTAAGAATTATAAAAAATCTTATAATGGCCAAGGTTAGTAAAAACAGTATAAAATAAGTAATATATAAACTATATAAATCTAATTAAATAAAATTATGTCAGACGCTATAGTCAAAAATTTAAGTTTTGGTAAAGAAGCGAGCGATAAAGTATTCGCCGGCGTAGAAAAATTATCAAAAGCTGTTAGTTCTACTCTTGGGGCAAGTGGTAAATGTGTTTTACTAGAAGACTCTACTGGTAAACCGGTTATTACTAAAGACGGGGTGACAGTAGCTGATTCAATTATATTGTTGGATCCGGTAGAGAACATGGGAGCTACATTATTAAAAGAGGCTGCGCGCAAGACTGTTAGAGAAGCAGGTGATGGTACAACAACGGCAACGGTATTAGCTTACAATATATTAAAAAATGCCTATAAAATAGAAAACCCAGATACTAGAAGAATTAAAGAAGGTATCAATAAAGCGGTTGATAATGTTATTAAGTATCTTGAAGATTTGTCGGTATTAGTTGACGATAATATGTTAGATCACATCGCTACTATATCTACAAATAATGATCCTGAATTAGGCAAATTAGTAGGAGATGCTTTTAGAGCAGTTGGAAATACAGGTATTGTTATGATGGAAACTTCATCTGATGCAGAGTGTAGTTTACAATTAGTGGAAGGAGTTCAGTGTTCAATGGGTTTAACAAATTCACATTTTATAACAAACCATAAAAATAAAACCGCAGAACTAGATAATCCTTTAGTATTATTAGTTGAATCACCTATTGAGAATGTACGCCAAATACAAAAAGTACTAGAGTACGTTATAAAAAATAATAGGTCTTTATTAATTGTAGCTGATATGGAACAAATTGTTCTATCTACATTAGCAATGAATAAATCTAAAGGGAATATAAAGGTTAATGTTATTAATGCACCAACCTACGGTATTAATAGGAAAGAAATATTTGATGATCTTGCTTTATTAACCGGTGCTACTCTAATAAATGAAGATCTTGGAGACGATTTAGATTTAATAGATCCTTCTATGCTTGGTAATTGTTTTAAAAGCATAACTAATCATGAAGAAACTATACTTCACGTAGGTGAACCAAGCGAAGAAGTTTTAGATATAATTAATGATATTAAAAAATCATTATTAGAAAATAATAATAGCGCTACTATTATAAAACTAGAAAAAAGATTAGCTAGATTAACAGCAAAAATATCTGTAGTTAAAGTTGGCGCTAATTCAGAGATAGAGTTAAAAGAAAAAGCAGATAGAATCGAGGATGCTATCTGTGCAACAAAGGCGGCTATTAAAGAAGGTATTGTTCCAGGAGGAGGCATAGCTTTATTAAACGCTTCATATAATGTGGATGCATTTTCTGTTGGCGAAGAGATATTATTAGATTCCATTAGGTCACCATTTAATACAATATTGAACAACGCCGGAATAGAGGTTATGTCAGAAAAGATAATAACTGGTGTTGGTTATGGTTTAAATGTTATAACAGGCGAAACTGTAGATATGATCAAAGCAGGTATTATTGATCCACTACTTGTAACTAAGAGTGCTTTAAAAAACGCAGCATCTGTAGCAGTTACAATACTTTCAACTGATTGTGTAATCAATAATTTGAGAGCGTAATGAAAGCGATAGGTAAATGTTTGATTATACAAAAGAAGAAAGAAGGCACTACAACTACTAAAGGTGGTTTAATGCTTGCAGAGAATCAAAGAGAAGATATTAGATATATAGAAGCAAAAGTATTGTCTATAGGACAAGAAGTTGTTGGTGTCAAGGAAGGTGATATGATATTCTATGATAGACATGCTGGTCATAAAATAGAAATAGATAAAGACACATATTATGTTATAAGATTAGGAGATGTAGTAGTTGTGTTATGATAAGGTTAGACGCTTCAGATGTTAAAGATATAGGTTTATTAAAACACTATAGAATAATTAGAAAGTGGGCTTGTAAAAATAATGGTTTAACAGATCCAGACTTAGAACTTCTTATATATTTAGATTGTATGGACTTTTTTACTAAACAAGATTTTAAAATAGGCACATATTCTTATAGTTGGAACAATAGACGTTGGAATGATCTATTAAAAGAAGGTTGGATAGTAGTATGGAGAAAAAGAAATCATACAACTCAAAAGTACAATATATACAAAGTATCGTTTAAAGGTAAACAATTAATAAGTAGAATGTATCGTATAATGTTAGGTATTGAAGATATACCAACGAGCCATAGAAACTCTATAATGAGTGGTAAAACTTATACTGACACTGTTATGATAACATCGATAGAAAACGCTAACAAAGATAAAACAAGAAACAACAATGATTAACAACCAAATAACACAAACACCGATTAATCCTAAAGCGATGAGTAATCAAGGTACTATTAAAAACATGTTTGGTCAAGCCATACCTGGTACTTTTAATAGAACTTTAGATCTTGCGCAAAGTCAAGTTCCAATAGATCCTTTAACTGGTCAAGTACCTGATCCAACGTTAGATCAGAGTACTAACTATCCAGTACCTCCTCCAATAGGAGTTCAATCTAGTATAACACCGCCTTACGGCTTAAACTAATAATAATTATGGTAATTAAACACCCAATGAATATCTACGACAAAGAAGCTGCTTTATCTGGAGTTGGTGCTAACGCTTTGTGGAATGGTCCATTTAATACGACTGGTTTTCCAAAAGGTAAAGGTAGTAGTAATGGTAAAAACGGTATTGTTTTAAACAACGATAAACCTACTTATCAGTATGGTCCTATAACTCAAAGAGCAAAATAGTTTTATTATGAGAATGATAAAAAACAACACTGGTTCTCCTTTCCAACTTCAAAGAAGTATAGTTGCTCAAGGAGATGAAAATGGTACTTATTCTCAAGGAGGATATAATCCAGAAGCTGTTGCTTATAATGGAGAAATAATGAATTCTGTAATAGAATCTACTGGAGCAACACTAGGAGCAGCGTTAACCGCTATGGGTTCTCAGGATCAAAGTGGTCGTATGCAAAAGAGAAAAGACAGATTAGCAATAAAAAAACAAAAACTAGAATCTAAAGCAAAAGCAGAAAGTACGTCTGCTAGACAAAAAGCTAGATTAGGTAATAGAGTCAAAAGAGTTGGTGATAGATTAGACAAAGCAACTACTAGATTAAACTCTTATAACGAATCTAAAAACCCAAAGTTAACTAGTACAATAGAAAATAAATATAGTGCTAAAAAACCAGAGGTTGAAGAACAAGGTAAACTTGAAGAAGAAACAACGTTATTTAACGAAAATTACTATTTAAAAAATAAATACGGTTACAGAGGATAACAAAAAAACAAACACTATGCCAGATCCAAAAAAGAAAAAGCACTTATTTACTAAAGAATTAGTATCTAAACCAAAACCGCACCAAACTAGTGATATGATTGGGTTGCCAGATGAATGGAAAAAAACTCAAGAAAAAATAATGAAAGAAGGATCTAGCGGTCCAAGATACAAACAAGATACAAAAGGAAAATATTATTCAAACTCAACCCCTTTAAAACAACAAGTAATGAAAACTACAAGTAAAATGAAAACTGCTGCCGCTAAGGCCAAAACTCCTTCTGCAGCTATGCAAAAAAAAGAAATGATGGGTAAAAAAATGACCCCAGCTAAAATGAAAAAGTGTTAATAACAATTACAAATAACTAAAAAAAACAAAAAAAACAAAATGGCAAAGTATATCCAAATCCCAACTACATTAGCAGCTTCACCAAATATCTTGTTTAATACAGATGAAATTGCTTCAGTACTTTATTTAACAGCAGCAACTTTTGTGGTATATGCTGGTACAAAATCGTTTACATTCACTACGAGCGCGGGTGGCGCAGCTGGAACAGTTGCGGCTATTTACAAAGCTATATTAGCAACTAACGCACCGGTTTTGGCTGATGTTGTTATGCCAACTGGCGTTACTATCGGAGCTTTGCCTGTGGTTGCATAATAATTTATTATTATTCCCCTGTAAAATAGTTTGCAGGGGAATTTAATAGTATTAAAAAAAAATAGTATGGCATTTAAAATGACAGGTCCTCCTTATAATGTTGATAATACTCCTATCTATAGTACAGATATGGAAGATAATGTTTTAGGTATGGCTCAATCAAACGGATCTATACTAATAAACAAGAATGTATCTCCTTTAGAGATAAAAAAAAGTAAGACTATAGAACACGAGATGGTTCATATAGATCAAATGAAACGCGGTGATTTAGATTACACAGAGAAAGATGTTATTTGGAAAGGTAAAAAATACTCTCGTTCAAAAATGAAGGAAGGAGCAAAGAATCTTCCTTGGGAAAAAGAAGCTTATATAAAACAAAACAAAAAGAAATTAAATGGAATCAACAAATAAGATTAAACAAGAACAACTAGAAACTATTAGAACTCAACAAAAAGAGTTAAATACGTTATTAAATAATATAGGGGTTTTAGAATCTCAAAAACATAGTTTGCTACATAAACTAGCAGATGTAAACAAGTCTATTGAAGAATTTAAAACAGAATTGTTTCAAGAGTATGGTAATGTTAATATTAACATAGAAGACGGTTCTTATTCTGAAATGGAAACAAAACAAGAACTAACTACCGAGTAATGAATTCTGTTATTAGAAAGATAAGTATAGGAACTGACTATAAGAATGAAGCAATGCATTATTCTATAGGTCAGCAAGTGTATGGTGGTCATGAGATAAATAATATATTGTTAGATCCAAAAGACTCTTCTTATAATATTTATATAAAGAAAAACGACGAAGTAATGCCTTGGAAAAAGTTCAACTCTAACATGGCTATTTCCGTTGAATATGATCTAGAATACTAATGAAAAGTGTTTTTAGTTTTATAGTTAAACCGGTAGGTGATAGATACAACAACAAGGTAAAAGTAGGTGATAAAGAACTTATAATAAACACTAGAATAGAAAGTTTTAAATCAGTTAATAATATAGCTGAAGTAGTATCAGTACCACTTGCTTATTCAACAGATATAAAAGAAGGTGACTTAGTTGTTATACACCATAATGTGTTTAGAAGGTTTTACGATATTAAAGGCAAACAAAAAGATAGTAGAGCATATTTCAAAGATGATCTTTATTTTTGCGACATCGATCAGATTTATTTATATAAAAACGATGATAGGTGGAAGTCTTTTAATGACAGATGTTTCATCAAACCATTAAAGAACACTGACTATTTAAAATTAAATAAAGAGCAAAGCCTTATTGGTATACTAAAGTACGGTAATAGTTCTTTAGAAGCGCTTAAAATAAGCGAGGGAGACCTTGTAGGTTATACCCCAGGTGGAGAGTTTGACTTTGTCGTAGACGGTCAGCGTCTTTACTGTATGAAATCTAATGATATTGTAATTAAATATGAATATAAAGGAAACGAAACAGGCTATAATCCAGAGTGGGCACAAAGCAGTTCTTGAGTTAATCAAGGTTGCTGAAGAAGCTATTATAGGTAACAACGAAGACGACTTGTCTGCTGATAAATTAAAGAATGCTGCAGGCGCTAAAAAACTAGCAATATTCGATGCTTTTGAAATACTTAATAGAATACAAGAGGAAGAAAAACTTCTTGTTGAAGGTGATAAAGAAACAGACACTAAAGTATTTAAAGGGTTTGCAGAAGGGAGATCTAAGTAATGTACGAACAAACGTTATATAAGATTCTTCCAGACCATGTAAAGTCTAGTGTTATTAAACAAAACAATAGACTTAAAAAATGGAGTTATGGATATAATAAAGACCATGATATGGTTGTTATTAGTAAGACTGGAAAGATTGGTGAAATATATGAAATCCAAGGTCTAAAAATAGCATTACCATTAGTAGAAGACGCTTATTCTAGATCTAATAAAAAAGAAGAACAATATTGGGAACAAATGCAGTTTCCAAAAGAACTAAGTAAGATAAAAAATACGTTCGACTGGAATAAACAACCTGATAGTTTTAAAGACAGATGGTATGATTATATAGACAACGAGTTTAAATATAGAGAAGAAGGTTTGTTTTTTTACAATAACGGCAAACCAACATACATAACAGGATCTCATTATATGTATCTCCAATGGAGTAAGATAGATGTAGGCGCACCTGATTTTAGAGAATCAAATAGATTATTTTTTATATTTTGGGAAGCATGTAAGGCAGATATCAGATGTTATGGTATGTGTTACTTAAAGAACAGACGTTCTGGTTTTTCTTTTATGTCTTCTGCTGAATTAGTTAATCAAGCGACAATATCAAGTGATTCACGCTTTGGTATATTATCTAAGTCTGGAGCCGATGCTAAGAAGATGTTTACAGACAAAGTAGTTCCAATATCGATTAACTATCCTTTCTTCTTTAAACCCATACAAGACGGTATGGATAGACCTAAAACAGAATTAGCATATAGAATACCAGCGTCTAAGCTTACTAGAAGAAAATTAGATTCTAATGAAAGACTAGAAGAACTAGACGGGTTAGATACTACTATAGACTGGAAGAATACTGGTGACAACAGTTATGATGGTGAAAAATTAAAACTGTTAGTTCACGATGAAAGTGGTAAATGGGAGAGACCTGATAACATATTAAACAACTGGCGAGTTACTAAAACAACGCTAAGATTAGGTAGTAGAATTATAGGTAAGTGTATGATGGGTTCAACCTCTAACGCTTTAGATAAAGGTGGAGATAACTTTAAAACATTATACTATAATTCAGATGTTTCAAAAAGAAATAGAAACGGACAAACTAGTTCTGGGTTATATAGTTTGTTTATTCCTATGGAATGGTCTTACGAAGGTTTCATAGATTTATATGGTGTACCAGTGTTTGACACGCCATCAAGTCCAGTCAAAGGAGTTGACGGAAACTACATAGAATACGGAGTTATAGAACACTGGCAAAACGAAGTAGATGGTTTAAAACAAGATCAAGACAGTTTAAATGAATACTACAGACAGTTTCCAAAAACAGAACAACACGCTTTTAGAGACGAAGCAAAACAATCTTTATTTAATCTTACTAAAATATACGAGCAAATAGATTACAACGATGATCTTAGAAATACTAGTATATTGACAAAAGGTAGTTTTCAATGGGAGAACGGTATAGTAGATAGTAAAGTTATATTCTATCCAAATAAAGACGGTAGGTTTTTAATATCTTGGATTCCACCGACACATATGCAAAACCACGTAGTTATAAAGAATGGTATTAAATACCCAGGCAATGAACACTGTGGAGCATTTGGGTGCGATCCTTACGATATATCTGGTACAGTAGATGGCAAAGGTTCTAATGGAGCTTTAAGTGGACTTACTAAATTTTCGATGGAAGATGTCCCTCCTAATAGGTTCTTTTTAGAATATATAGCTAGACCTCAAACGGCTGAGATTTTTTTTGAAGAAGTTTTAATGGCATGTGTGTTTTATGGTATGCCTATACTAGCTGAGAATAATAAACCTAGACTATTGTTTCATTTTAAAAGAAGAGGTTATAGAGGTTACTCTATGAATAGACCTGATAAAGTATGGAATAATCTATCTACAACAGAAAGAGACATCGGGGGAATACCAAACTCAAGCGAAGACGTTAAGCAAGCGCATGCTGCTGCAATAGAATCATATATTGAAGAACACATTGGGTTTAAAGAAGATGGTTATGGAGATATGTACTTTAATAGAACTTTAAATGACTGGGCTAGATTTAATATAAATAATAGAACAAAACATGATGCATCTATTAGTTCTGGTTTAGCTATAATGGCTTGCAACAGAAATAGGTACACACCAACCCCGCCAAAGAGGATTGTTACTTATGATTTAGGTATTAAAAAGTATGATAACACAGGTTATTCATCAAAAATATACAATTAATGAATATATACACAAATACAAACAGTGCTTTCCCTAGTCAAGTAGTAAGCGATGCTGAGAAAGCTTCTGAAGAATATGGATTACAAGTTTCTAGAGCTATAGAGCAAGAGTGGTTTGATCAAGGTAGAACTACTCAGAATAGATATGTCTCTAATTGGAACAACTTTCATCAGTTAAGATTATACGCTAGAGGAGAACAGTCTGTGCAAAAATACAAAGATGAATTAGCTATTAATGGTGATTTATCTTACTTAAACTTAGACTGGAAACCTGTTCCAGTTATATCTAAGTTTGTTGATATAGTTGTAAATGGCATGTCACAAAAGACTTACGATATAAAAGCTTATGCTCAAGATCCAGAGTCTTTAAAACAAAGAACAGTTTACGCTAAGTCCATATTAATGGATATGTATTCTACTGACTTAATAAACAAAGCAAAAGAATTAATAGGTCAAGACTTTTCAGCGTCTCCTTTATCTCAAGATGAGTTGCCTCAGAATAAAGAGGAATTAGACTTGCATATGCAATTGTCTTACAAGCAATCAATAGAGATCGCAGAGGAGGAAGCGATTAATAATGTATTGGCTGCAAACAAGTGGGATTTAGTCAGAAGAAGATTAAATTACGACTTAACCGTTCTGGGTATAGCATGTGTTAAAACTAGTTTCAACGTATCAGAAGGTATTAAAACAGAGTATGTTGACCCAGCTTATTTAGTTTATTCTTATACTGAAGATCCAAACTTTGAAGATATATATTATGTAGGAGAAGCTAAAGCAGTAACTATACCTGAATTAAAAAAGCAGTTTCCTCATATTACAGAAGAAGAGTTGTATAAAATACAACAGATGCCTGGCAACAGACAGTATATAACTGGTTGGGGTAACTACGACGAGAACACCGTGCAAGTATTATATTTTGAATATAAGACTTATATGAACCAAGTGTTTAAGATAAAATATGGTGAGAACGGTTTAGAAAAAGCTATAGAGAAGACAGATGAATTTAACCCTCCAGAAAACGATAACTTTAGTAGAGTATCTAGAACTATAGAGGTATTATATACAGGCGCTAAAATACTAGGTACAAACACAATGTTAGAATGGAAACTGTCTGAGAACATGACTAGACCATTTGCTGATACAACAAAAGTAGAGATGAACTATATTATCTCTGCTCCTAGAATGTACAAAGGTAGGATAGATTCTATAGTAAATAAGATTACTGGGTTTGCCGATATGATACAGATAACTCACTTGAAACTGCAACAGGTTATGTCTAGACTTGTGCCTGATGGTGTGTTCTTAGATGTAGACGGTTTAATGGAGGTTGATTTAGGTAATGGTACAAACTATAACCCAGCAGAAGCGTTAAACATGTATTTTCAAACTGGTAGTGTTATAGGTAGATCTTCAACACAAGAAGGTGGAATCAACGCTGGTAAGATACCAATACAAGAGTTAACTAGTTCTTCTGGTCAAGCAAAAATAGCAGCTCTTATACAAACATATCAATACTATTTACAACTAATAAGAGATGTGACCGGTTTGAATGAAGCAAGAGACGGTAGTATGTTAGATAAGGATACGTTAGTAGGACTTCAAAAGATGGCCGCTAACGCGTCAAATACCGCTACTAAGCACATATTACATTCTAGTTTGTTTCTTACTCTTAGAACATGCGAGAACATCTCTCTTAGAATAGCAGACGCTTTGAGTTTCCCTTTAACTTCAAAGGTTTTAGAGCAGAGTATAACTACTTATAATGCTAAAACATTAGATGAGATAAAAAACCTTAATCTTCATGACTTTGGTATTTACTTAGAGTTAGAACCTGATGATGAAGAGAAAGCAATGTTAGAACAAAACATACAAGTATCTTTACAAGGTGGAACTATAGACTTAGACGATGCTATAGATATTAGACAAATCAAAAACTTAAAGTTAGCAAATCAACTACTTAAGTTAAGAAAAGCTAAGAAACAAAAAGCAATGCAAGAAGCTCAAATGCAAAACATTCAAGCTCAAGCACAAGCAAATCAACAAACAGCTCAGCAAACCGCTTTGTTTGAAGTTCAGAAGCAACAAGCTTTAACACAAGAGACTATAAACATCGAAAGAGC